GATTTACTCCGCTTCGGGTTATGCTTCTTGAACTCAGCATCAACATCCGCATCCTTCAGCCGTTCAAAGAGTTTCCCGGCATCGCCCTTGGTGGAGAATGAGAGTACCCACTCTCCACCAAAGAGCCGCTGAATCCCTGTCAGCTTGCCGATCATGCGGCATCACCCGGCTTGAACGTTTCACGGATTGCCTTGAAAAGCGATTTCGCCTGTGCTTCGGTGATCAGCTTCCAATCGAACTTCTCAACAGCTCCGCTTGCCATCAGGGCATCACCCCATGCGAAAACTTGCTTCCGTGCTTCCTCATAGCTCGGAAGGTTCAGCCGTTCTTGTATGTCAGCAATCTCATTCCGCATCAGGTTCGCAATCGCCGGGATCTTTTTCGCAACCGTCACGCCTTTGATTTCCTTGCCCTCTTCAACAGGGGGATTCGGATCTTCATCCTTCTGGTTGTCAGGATTCTTCGGGGAGAGCGAATCATCATCGCTGTCCTTGGAATCATCAATCATCAGCAGGGCGTTCAGAGCGTATTTCCGGGCGTATGAACTGCAAGCCCCGGTGATCTGGCATCCGTCCATGCCCTTCTTCACTTCGTCCTCACGGGCATAGGCAACAGCGGAAACGCTGTCCTCGCCGTCCGTCAGCGTGACGGTGGCTTTGATGTAGTACCGCTCACCGAGAGCCACAGGCTCATCGTTGATGATCAGAGCCAGCCCGTTGAGAAGGGGCTTGACCGATTCCAGAATGCCCTCTGCGTTGCGGTATTTGTAGTTGCCGAACTTGTTGAAAAGGTTTTTCGGTGCTTTCAGCTCCTGCTGAATCCGAGAGAGTTCGCCGTAAATCTTTTTCATTTTCAAATCTCCTTCACATATTGCGTTCGCTCTTCCCGTGTGATACAATATCTGGGAAGAAAGTTTTGATTAGCCCTCAATCTTCTCTTCACCGCTCGGCTTCACAGCCGGGCTTTTTTACTGCCCTCAAAACAACCTCCACTCCTTTCCCTTTTTCTTCATCGCTTTCCGCATCCTGATGCGGTCTGCGATGGTCACACGCTGTCCTCTGATCTTGCCAGCTCCGGGGCAGTAGTAAAACATCACGCTCACCCCTTCAGCTTCTTGAGGACTTTGCGCATCTCATCGTCAAAGTCCTCATCCAACTTTTCGATCAGGTCATCAATCGGCTGTGCCTTGCCGAACGGATCAGCGCAGTTCGCCGCACGGATCAGATGCCGCACGGCGTGGCTGATCCCGTCCTTCGCCATGCTGAACTCGCTTTCGATCCTGCTGATGGGGAAATCTTCCTCCCCCTCCGCATAAGCTTCCTCCAGCTTCCGGGCGGTTTCCGTTTCATAAGCCCTGTCCAACTGCCAATCGGGAGTTCCTTGTACCATTCCTGCCGTCCTCACAATCGTTGTCATTTGATTAGCCCTCCTTCAAATCATGTTTACCAACAACGGGGTACGATCACTCGCCCCGGCTGTTTCCTTGAGTAGATCTCCGTCCGCTTGCTGACAGGGATCACCGTCCTGCTTTCCTCCCACTCCTGCACAGCCCACGCCGGGGCGGTCAGGGGATTCTCCATGTGGGGAGTACATTGCCGAAGATATTTCCGGGCGGTTGGGTTGGAGCATCCGTACCGCTCACGCATCGCTTTCACCGTTATCAGCTGTTCCATCACGCCACCTCCAGATCTGCAACGGTCACGCCAAGTGCATCCGCAATCCGCTGGAGCGATCCGTGGCTTCCGGGACGGTTACCACGCTCAATATCGCTCAAATAAGCAATACTGAAGCCCGTGATGCCAGAGATATCAGCGAGAGTTAGCTTTTTCGATTTGCGGATTTCACGGATGCGGTTAACAGAGTTCGCCAAGATCAGCCCTCCTTTCGCCATGTTTTGCTTATTATTGCATATTTCAGCGTAATAATCAAGAGGAACGGCATATTTTAGCGTAAAAAATATTTTGCGATTAGCTTAATAATATGTTACAATTTAGCTAAAAGGGGGCTGATCAAATGAATAACGTTCGCAATCTCCGAATGAAGAAGGGCATTCAGCAGAAAGAGCTGGCGATTGAAATCGGCGTTGCGCCAGCAACGGTTTCAGATTGGGAGCATGGGCGAAAGAATCCGTCAGGCGAAAGGCTTCGCAAGTTGTCTGACTTCTTCGGCGTTGACACACTTGTTGTCCTCGGAGAAGTTCCTGACCCAAGCACCTTGTTTGTCCCGGAAGATCCAGCCGTCAGCGGAAAGTCAGAAACAGAGCAGATCATAGAACGGCTTTTGAAACAGCTGGAAGCCCAACCACGCACAGCGGAAGCCCGGATCTTGGCAAGGGGTGTTGACCAACTGCCACCAGAACAACGGGAACAGGCTCTGGCTGTTGTCCGTGCCATGTTCGCCCAGCACTCCGAATATTTTGAGAAGGGTACTGATCATGAAGCCAAACCTTGAGAACGCCGCTGTCAAAGCCAATGAAACGATAGCAAAATATAATATCCAGATGGAAAGCACAGATCCGCTGGCTGTCCTCAGGCAACTAAAGAACGTTTATCTGGTTTCGCATGATGCACCCGTGACCAACGGGGCGAATCAGGATGCCGTTACGCTGGTCAACAAAACAAAAGACGGATTGCAGTACATTGTCATCTACAACAGCGCAATTGATGCAGACAGACTTCATTTCGCACTTGCCCGTGAGCTGGGACATATAATCCTGCGGCATGACGGGAGTTCCCCGGAGGAGATCTGGGCGGCAGAAGCCGATTGCTTTGCTTATCACTTTCTCTGTCCTGCTCCGATGATCATGCGGAAAAAGCCGATCAATTACCGTCCTGTCAGGATCTCACTCTCTTGGGAGATGAAGGATTCTCTTGTGTTCAACAGCATTGATGAGATGAAGTCACACATTGTTGAGGAACAAAACAAGTTCAACCGCTTTGTTGGCAAAGGAGAAACGTTCGGGGCTGATGATGTGGAAATTGTCAAAAGCATGGAGCATGACAAGCGAATCGGCTGGAGAAACTGTTACGAAATCGTTTTGAACGGTCAGACGGTTGGCTATTGTGGAGAATAAAGGAGGTATAAGAATGAGGAAGGTTCTTGCCATGATCATCGTGCTTCTGATGGTTTCATCTGTTGCGCTTGCAGATGATTTGACAGGGTTTGTTGCTAAATGGAACAGCTTTTCAAAGCATTACGGTGCCCCGGTTCTTTCGTCCGATATGCTGGACGGGGATATCTTTAAAGGTGACAGCTGGAGGATGACCGTTGAAACCTTCGGGGATTCTTACAAAGGCATCGGCGTATATTCGGAAGATATGGAGAACTTCTTTCCGCTCTGCGCCCAGGCCGGGATGTGCATCGTTGATGACTATGACGGAACGGCCCTCCGTATGTTCCTCGGAGATCTGCTTTACGCTTTCATGAAAGTAAAGGCCGGGGAAACGCCCCCGGTTTCATTGTTCGGGTATTATACGTTCTCCGTTCAGCAGAAAGGAAACGGATATTTCTTTGCCATGATGGGGCTTTGATATGCCACGGGAGAAGAAACAAAAGCTCAAAAAGAGGGCTGACGGGCGGTATCGTTGCAGATATAAGGGTATCGAGTTCTATTCGACAGACCCGGAGGATGCACTCGCCCAGAGGGAAGAATACAAACGCAACGAACAGGCTGGTCTGATCCGTCAGGCCAGCGTAACTGACTATGCACTTCCGTGGCTGAAAAGGACATATCCGAATGTTGCGAACTCAACAAAGACAGGGCTTGCGATACATCTCCAGCATCTGATTGACGGCATCGGAAGCAAACGGATATCAGAAGTGAAGCCGTCAGATATCAAAAGCATATACTCCACACAGTACAAAGGGCTGTCTAATTCGTATATCAAGGGCGCAAAGCAGCTATACTGTTCCCTGTTCGACTCTGCCGTTGCGGACGGCCTGATCCGCTTTAATCCGGCACGGGATAAGTCGGCCAGGCCGCACAAGGGAAAAAGGCCGAAGGAGCGGAATCTCTCACAGCAGGAACGCGAATGGATTGAAACGCTCTGCACGGATCACAGGGCCTGGCCTGCGGTCATGGCCATGCTCTATGCCGGAATCCGTCCGCAGGAAATGAAGGCCATAGATATTGACCGGGACGTTGATTTTGAGAATGATACCATCACCGTCAGGCAGACAGCGCACCTTGACGGCCAGCGTTACGAATTTACGGAAGAAGGGAAAACGGATTGGAGTAACAGGCAGATCCCGTTGTTCCCTCCGCTGAAAAAGGCCCTTGAGGGGCGGCACGGATACCTGATCACCTCCGCTCATGGGGAACGTGTGACCGTCCAGACATGGAAAACCGCCTGGGAGAGTTATGTATTTTGTATGGAAACAGCTATAAACGGCGTTCAAAAACGCTGGTACGGAAAAACAAAGGAGCAGAAAAAGCTGAAGGAAGAAGGGAAGCTTCCGGCCTGGGTAGAATTCGATATAGTGCCTTATACGCTCCGTCACGCTTTTTGCCAGCTGTGCCGGGACTCCGGCGTGGAGCTGAACACTTGCCGCCGATGGATGGGCCATGCGGATGCAAAGATGATCCTGAAGGTGTATGACTCTGTGTCCGAAGATCGATCAGAACAGGAGCGAAAAAAAGTTGAACGCCGCTTTACAAAGAACGAAAATGAAATGCCGTGATTGCGAGTATGTTTTCTATGACGATATTGACAGCGAACGATACTGCCGTCAAGGGGATCATTGGGATATATTGGAGTGGGAAGAAAATTGTCCTGATTGGTGTCCTATGAGATCGGAAAATATGATGATTCGGGGTCAAAACGGGGGTCAGGAATAATTTATACATCGTACAAACGTTGATATATAAGGATTTGTACAATGTACAATATTTCGCCTGTTAACCGAAGGGTTGTAGGTTCGAGCCCTACCTGGGGAGCTGAAAAAAGCCCGGAGTTTCAACGCTCCGGGCTTTCTTCTGTTCTCCTGCCAGCAGAAAAAAACAGAAAATAAAAGCATAGTTTGGGGGTCAAACGGGGGTCAGAAAAAGGGAGGGTATCCCCCTCCCCGTCAGGACAGTTTCATCATGACCGCATTGTATAAGCGTGGCTGGATGATCTGCAAGGTGTCCATGAGTTCAACAACAATCGGCAGGATCTCATCCATGTCTTTCCTATCAATCGCTCTGGCAAACTCACTTTCGCTGTCAATCTCAATCGTGTTCCGAACGGGTGCAGGAGCGTATGAGTAGGATGAGGACTCATGCTCCGAGCCGAACATCTCTCGCTGGATTGTGTAGAACGCCGCCAGCATTATGCAAGTCTTGGCATCAGGATTCCGCTTGCCCTGACATTCGGCGATAGCCGCTTCAAGATCGTGTTTCGTTATCACGGCATCGCCCTCCATTTACTCCATTTTGTCAATCAGCCGTTTGATCTCCATCCGGGAACGGTCATCCGGGGCTTCGTCCATCAGCTCACGGAGTTTGTCAGCCAATCCGTCACGGGAATAACGCCCCATGCTGTCACGCCCACGGGCGTAGGAACGGCGAGAACCACGGTTCATGCCGTCATCATATGCATATGGGTAATACCCGGAATAACCATCTTCCTCCATGATCTTGTCCAGATTCTTGATGGTATGGGTCAGCTTATCGACAACATCCAGAGATCCGGCAGACAAATCCTTTTTGCCGTATTCCTTCAGTTCATCGCACAGCTTGTCACGGAGTTCGTGAAGCTCTTTCATTCCATCCACCTCCGTCAAATCGCCGGGGTGGTGGGGTTCGCCACGGTGTAAGCCGGGATCGGATACGGGGCAACACGATTGACGATATACTGTGTCTGGGCAGTATTATCAGCAATCAGCTGGGCGGTCTGG